TAATGTAGTACAATTTGTAGGATCTAGAGATGATTTAGTAAATAATTATGGACAACCGAATATAAACTTGTATGGACAAAATTATAGTCAAGGATTATATGCAGCATATAACTATCTTGGTGAGTCTTCTTCATTATACTTTATGAGAGCGTTGCCAAGTGATGCTTCATACTCAAATTTAAGAATTAATGCGGTACTTGCTCCAGCAGATACAACCGCATCATTAACAATTGACTATGTAGAAGGATTAAATACTTCGGCTGAGATTACTACAAATCTAGATCCAGTAGGAAATTCTAATCCTCTTTGTATACTATATCCAGTAGGAAGAGGTCAGTATTACAACTCTCTTGGAGTTAGATTTACAGAAAGTTCCAATCCATTATTTTTTGGAGTCTACACTCTAGATATTTATCAGAAGCAAAGTGATGGAAGTGAAGTTATAATCGAGTCTTTTGATATATCTTTTAATCCAGACGCATTAGACGGAAGTGGATCTTCACAATATATTGAAGATGTTTTGGCCACATATTCAACTGTACTTAGAGCAGATGTTGGAGAAGATGGTTATGATTTGGTTTCAAAAGTTTATGATAAAGAAATAGGAACTGTAACTGTAGACTTAACTACTAGCGCGGCTTCTATTGAAGATAATAAACAAAACTTTGGGGATTGGGAAAATTCCACTGAAACTGGAAATTCAACTTATATGGTTATTGCCAAAGATGGAAAAGGCAATGAAATATATGGTTGGTTAGGCGCAGCTACTGGAACTTATGATGATGGTATAAATGTATTCAATCATAGAGATCCAAGTATGGGAACTCAAGATTGGTTGGGAGATACTACTACATTTGATGTTGACTCTAGTATAACTTACCAGATAAGAAAAACTAATCTTTCAGTTGCAGACGGATTTGTATCATCTACTCCAGCTCCTTTGAAAAAAGGTACTGAAGGATCTATGATTGATATATCAGGAAATTTAGTTACTGCGGTTGCGACTCAAACTCTAGCACAAGCGTATGCTGGAACTATTGATTCTAATATTCTTGATACTGATAACATATACTTTACACTTGTTTTTGATGCTGGTTATCCAACTGATGTAAAAGCCCAGATTGTAACACTGGCTCAAACTAGAGAAGACTGTATAGCAATTATAGATAATGGTGATAACGCATCTTTTAATACTGCAATTTCAACAAGACAGAATACTCATAAGTACAATACTTATTTAGCCGCAATCTATGAAGAGTATAATAAAGTATATGATATCTTTACAGGAAGAGATGTATGGTTTTCTCCTTTGTATCATATGGCATACATCCTTCCAAGAAATGATAGAGTAGCAGAGCTATGGTTTGCAGCCGCTGGATTTAATAGAGCGTCTATTAACACTATTAAAGATCTAAGATTTAATCCAAGACTTGGTCAGAGAGATCAAATGTACTTGAATCAGTTGAATCCAATAGTAAAATTCAGTACTGGATATGTTATTTGGAGTCAGTTAACAACTCAAGCTAAAGCATCCGCATTACAAGATTTAAATATTGCCAGACTTATTCTTTATGTTAATAGGGCACTAAGTCAGTACGCACAAAATTTTATTTACGAACAAAATGATGCCGTAACCTGGGGTCAAGTAGCTAATGATATTAGCGAATTTTTAAACAGTGTCAAGAAAAAGAGAGGTCTATACTCTTACAATGTAAGTGTTGGTGCTACAGATTATGAAAAGAAGACTAAAACTTTTCATATTGACGTAACTCTAGAACCAGTCCGTACTGTGGAAAAAATAGAACTGAACTTCTTCATCAAGTGAAATTAAAGCGTGAGAAAAAAAGAGACTTAGAAGAAATTCTAAGTCTCTTTTTTCATGACAAATTTTAAGTTTCCGCAGTCCCAAATTCTAGAATAACCTTCTTGAATTCTTAGAATTCTTTCAGGAACATTTTTCGGGTCATTTTCTGTTTTTCTTAAATCAAATCTATAAATTCTCCTAGTCTCTCTAGTGTCTTTGTCATACTTTACATACCAGTAGTTTGGCTTTGTAATTTTGTCTAGTTTAAATCCTAATTTGTAATATAAGTTTCCATCTGACCATCTTCTATCCGCATACGAAAATATTTCTTTCCATTCAAAGTTTCTCTTAAAGTACTCCAATAGTTTTCCTGCAATACCAACTACATGAAAATCTGAATTAGAGCAAAATCTATTCAGTTCCCAAACAAGAGTATCTTTATTTTTTGATCCTTTGGCAATACTTCCGTGAGAAAAAGTCATTATACTTACTAATTCATTATGATAGAATGCTCCTAACTTAACGTTAGATTTATCTTTTCCTTGTATATGAAACTTTTGTAGAAAGTTATCTTTAGTTTTTGGATCTACTTCTAGAATCTGACAATCTCTAGCATTAATTTTTTTACTATCTGACTTATTTAGTATTTGTTTTAATCTAGACTTTACAATATCTTTCTTTAAGTTCCATTCATCCTCAAATATATGGATAAGTTTTATATTATAACTTTTACATTCTAAAGTTTTATTAAGATGATACTTAATATCATATAAATGATTTTCATCATGCCAGTATAATCCATTATGTTCAATGGCTATTTTTAGAGAAGGAATATAGATATCAAGTTCTTTTTGATTTGACAAAATTTCTCTGTTTCTTTCTTCAACTATTAAATCTAAACTCTTAATAAATTCTATTATCTCTCTTTCATTTTCAGAACTGTTATGAGTTGGAAAGCATATGGGACATTTTCCATAACCTTGATACATATTCCAATAACTAGATTTAAATTCTTTTTGGCACTTTTTACATCTAACTAATATTTTAGTGTTAGCATTCTCATACTCGGACATTATTTGTAAATTCAAACTGTCTAATAGTATAAGTAATTTTGGAATAAAGTTCTTTAAAGTAGTTTGTTTAATTTTATCTTTAATTTCTTTACTACATGCTGGCGCCACTCCACCATATTTCTGAAAGTTAGTTAGTTTTGTTTTCTCTTGAATTTCTTTACATTTCTGAGGGTTATCAACTCCATAATTCTCAATCCAAGTTTCTTTTCTTTTCTCAATCACTTCTGGTATCTTTGAATTATGACTTACTCCATATCTTTCAATTAGAGTTCTATCTGACTTTTCTTTTAATTCTTTTACTTGATTTCCAGTTCCGCCATACCTTTCTAAGTTTACTTGTTTAGTTTTTTCTATTTTAGTACAATCTGAATTGGAGCATTTTGGACTACAGTATTTTTGATATCCAAATTCAAGTCCAGTAAATTTTGTTTCTTTTCCACATTTACATATTCCTTCATCTTCTTTTTTAATATGCTTATCATAGTATTCTTTAATACTCATTGAGTGACCACTTATGTGTGCTGATAAAGATCTTCTTTTTTCAAACTCTTTGTTACAAATTTGACATTTAAACAATTCTTATAATTTTTCCTCCTTACATAATTTCAAAAAAATAAAGACTATTCACTAATTAATATATTTAGTATGTTAGAACATATACTTATAATTTCTATATTAAGTAAATTATTTTTTAGACAGAGAGGCAGACATATGATAATTAAAATTAAAAGTAAAGATGGTTGGTTTATAGAGAGCGACATAAGTAAAGTTACTTACAGTAATGAAAAAACTACAGTAGAGAATGAGTGTAATTGGTTAAAGTTGGACCGAGAGGAACATTGGAGAACAATGGAATTTATAGAGAAATATGAAAGTGTTTACCCAAAACAATTTAGATCAATTAGATTTGAAGACTCTAAACAACGTGAGATAGAAGTTTACTTTGATAGTATTGCTTACTTATGTAATGATTCTGGAAAAACTATTGAAACTTTAGTAGTTAAATTATAGAAAAAGAGACTTAAGAACTTAAAATTCTTAAGTCTCTTTTTTTTACACTGATTTTTTTTGCTGAACAAAATAGAAAGATTTTCAAAGGAGTTACAACATCTTCTTTTCTTGAAAAGAAGATTACTTAACAGGAGATGTTATATGAAAAACTACTATTGTTATGTTTATACAGATCCAAGAAAGAATGGAATTTACTCTTATTCAAGTATAGATCTTAGTTTCTCTCCAATCTACGTTGGAAAAGGTCATGGAAAGAGATATTTAGAACATTTAGGAAATATTGAAAACCATTACAATCCTAAGTTCAAATATAAACTATTGAAGATTTTGAATGGAGGATTCTCTAAAAAAGATATAGAAAATAACGTTCAGATTATTTATTGTAATTCTGAAGAAAAAGCGTTTGACTTAGAAAAGAGATTAATCTCAGAGATTGGACTTGAGAATCTATGTAATCTTACTACTGGTGGCGAAGGAGTTTCTGGATACATTTTTACAGAATATGACAAGAAGAAAATGTCTGAATCTATGACTGGAAAATGCTTATCAGATGATCATAAAAGACATATATCTGAGACAATGACTGGAAAACGCTTGTCAGAAGATCACAGGAGAAAATTATCTGAAGTCAAGACCGGAATACCAAGATCAGAGGATGCTAAAAAGAATATGTCTAAAGCTAAGACTGGAAAGTACTTGTCAGAAAATCACAGAAGACAGATATCTGAAACTATGACTGGAAAGCATCATACAGATAAAACTAAAAACCAAATATCTGAAGCTATGAAACTTCGGTGGAAGAATATGAAAAGTACTTAAGAAGTAAAAATAATAAATAATTAGAGAGTTAATTTTTAATATCTTCCGCATGTAAAGACAGAAGATCCCTAATTAATTCTCCTTTTTATTTTGAATGAGGATCATGATGAAAAAAATAAAAAAAGGAAGGAATAGATGACTAATATTTCTCCAGGTACGTATACGAAAATTGTAGATTTGAGTACTTTCGTTCAAGCTGTTCCAGGCTCAATTGGATTTATATGTGTTCTTTCAAAGAAAGGAAGAGATAATCAGCTTGTTTTTGTAAGTTCCAGAGAAGAACTATTTGAAGAGTTTGGAACTCCTGATATAACAAAGTACGGAACTAATTTTGGTCAAGGAATGTATATTGCAAATAATTTCCTTGGAGAGTCAAGTTCTCTTATAGTTCAGAGATGTCTTCCAGAAGATGCGTCTTTTTCAAATATTAGAATTGTTGGAAGTGACAGTACTGGTGACACAATAATTGATTATGTTTCTAGTGTACATAACACTACTGATATTACTACTGCAGTAGAACAATTTGGAAGTAGTACACCTCTAGCTATTTTTTATCCAGTCGGAAGAGGAGAATACTATAATAATTTAAGTATTAAACTAACTCAGCAACCAGATGTTGAGTTAAAACAAACATATGAAGTGTACTCGCTTGATATATACGAGAAACAATCTGACGGAAGTCTTCCTGTAGTTGAGTCATTTAATGTATCTTTTGATCCTAATGCAAAAAACTATGATGGAAATCCATTATTTATTGAAACTATCTTAGAAAATCATTCTAAACTTTTAAGATGTCTAGTAGGAAGTAATGGTTTTGATTTAATTTCTAGAGTGTATGATGTTAATCAAGGGAGAGTTACAACTGAATCTATAGATAGTACTACAATAGTAGA